CCTTCTCGGACAGATCCAGTGCCGCGACGGACTGATTGCCCGCTTCACCGCGGGCCTTCTGGATCTCGAGGATCGAGTCAGCAACCTGCTCCCCGGTGAATCCACGCCCGATCCACACCTGCACGGCATCTTCGGGAATGTTGTTGGCCTTGCCGAACTTGCGGCACATTTCGATGCGGCGCTTTTCCACCTGTTCGGCGGTCAGCTGCTGCTGCTGCTGCGCCCCGGCTTCGATCCGGGCAGCGGCACCGCCGTTCTGGCGGGTCACGTCGGCCGCTTCCGCGCCGGCGGTGGTTTCATTCTCGTCCATCGTCTCTCCTTCGGCGCTTGCCGACTGTTGCTGGCTCTGTCTTCCGATGCCGACCGACTGATCGGCACCAATTCCCACAACGGAGCCCTCCAGAGGCCTCCATCGCGTCCACTTCACGAGTTCTGTCTTGCCGTCTTTGCCTTCGTTGCGCTGGATCTGGATCGGCTCCGCGCGGATCGACATGTCGGTGAGCGTTCCCTCATCGACCATCCCGCGAACCATTGCGGCGTTCGGGTTGGACTGGGAGAACTTGAGCTCGCCGACGAGGCGCTTGTTTTCGAGGCGGATGTTCACGATGCGCCCGACCATGCTTTCGAGGCTGTACGCGTTGTGATTCGTGAACAGCGGCAGGCCGCGCTGCGCTACACCCGACAGGTCGATGGCTGCCTTCTCGTGCACCAGCACATTCGGCGGACCCCACGGCCAGTCTTTGATCGGCGCTTCGCTCGATAGGGACACCCGATAGACGGCGTCCTGTTCTTCGTCGGCCTTCAGCCGCTCGATTGCGATCGCGCGGACGACGAAAGACTCATCGCGCGCATTGTCTTTGCGGTTCGGTTTGCTCATTCCACGGCCCTCAGAAATGAAGAAGCCCGCTTTTGCGGGCTTCCTGTTTCGACGTTTTCCTGCCCGCCACCTGGCGGGGCTTCCGTATCCTCGGGATCTTCCGGATCAGCGGCGCCTGGCATCGACTGTGACTGCCCGCTGCCGTTGGTTTGGGCGGGATTGGTATCGAGCACGAGCCCCGCGGCATCGGCCAGGTCGTTCTCGTGCTTCAGCTGGTCAATCAGCTCTTCGTAGTCTTCGCCCGATGTGGAAACGATGGCTTGGCTCGACATGAACCCGGCACGGCGCGCAGCCTTGAAGGCGGCGACTTCCTTCGTCGGATCGACCCAGCCCCAGCCGCGCGGCCTGAATCGCACCGCTTCGAACTTCTCGACATCCATGGCGTACTCGTTGACGCTGATGGTCTGCAAAGCGCCAGCGAAAACCGCCTGCTGCAACCACTCGCGGTGCACCACCTCGCGGAAGCTTTCTATGAACCAGGTCTGCAGCACGCGCCACATGTCACGATCTTCGAGAAGCGCGAGCCGCGAAGAGCTGTAATTCGCGTCCGAAAAGTCGCACGAGATGCTGTGATAGCTCACGCCGACGCCAGCAGCGACCTCGCGCAGCATGTAGCGCATGAACGGATCAAGCTGCGGATTCGGTGCTGTCGGATTGGAATCCTTCCACGTCTCTCCGCTGCTCAGCCGAGCAACCTGGCCCGGCTCCATGTCGATAACATAGGAGCCATCCTCCTGCTCCTCGCCGAACTCTGCGGGGTCCGCATTCGTCTCGATGATGCCCATGCGCACGGCCTGGCCACGCGCGCGGATGATTTCCGCTTCGCTGTAGCCATCCATGTCATTGAGGCGCCGCGCCGCGGTATGCATCCACGGCTCGCCGCGCGTCTGCGGCCATCGATCCACGATCGCCAAGTGGATGATGTCTTCGGCCGGCACGCGCTCGATACGCTCAGAGGCGTCGATACCGTAGCGAGCCTCACCGGGGTGGTTCTCCCGGATCCAGTAGGCGATCGGCCGGTGGAACTTGTCCACCTCGATACCCATCCGGACTTGTCCGTGGCCTTCCGGAAACTGGTAACCATCCGGCACACGCTCGCTCTCAATGAGTTCCAGCGCATACGGGACCTTGGAAGACCCGAACTTGCTGCGGTGCTTGCGGATGAACACTTCGCCTGCGGCGAATACCTGACCGATGCAGGCGCGCTCGAAGGCAGAGAACGACAGGCGACCGCCGGTGTGGCAGGAATCCGCCCGGCACCACCGCTTCCATGCCGTCTCGATGTCACTATTCACGCGGGTGTGCAGCTGGCCGCGCGCGCTGTACACCTGAGCCTGCAGTCCGATGCCCTGGCCGATCACGTTGGACACGACGACCGTCTTCGCGCGCTTCGCATAGCTTGAGTCGCGAATCAGCGCGCGTGAGCGCGCGCGCAGCGTGCTCAGGCCTTGCTGCAGCTCGATGTCGGCACTGCCAGTGGTGACGGACCAGCCAGCCGTCAAACGGTCCTGCTGAGCCGCGGCGTACTGCCGCACAGCGTGCGTCTTGCGTCGTGCTGGCGCCGGCGGATGTAGCTCTTCTGTCGACAGAGTGCCGAGCCGATCCAGCTTCGACATCAGCGCATCGACTTCGGCCTGCTCATTGCGCACGCGTGAACCTCGCCTTGAATACCCTGCCCTTGCCGCCCTTCGCGGCACTGTCTTCTCCGCGAACTTCTGCCCGGAGTTCGTTGCGGAACTTCGTCAATTCATCGAGTGACCATCGCGACAGCGAGCGACCATTCAGCGTCATGCTCTGCTGGGCGGTGGTGGCGTTGCCTTTGAGGAACGCCTCGATCGCGGCGAGCGTCTGGGCCGCCCATGAGCGTGGATCGGACTTGTCCGTGGCCGGATTCGGCAGCACGTCGACCCACCCGCGATCCAGCGTGACAACCGAGGTTCCGTCTGTCGCGCGCGCGGTCCAGCGGTAGCGGCCCGGCTTACGCGCGCCGCTCGTCGCGGACGTGACGCTGAACGCGTGATCCGTGCCGTCGGCGGTTGACACAACCTCGAAGCGCTCTCCGTCCTTCACGAAGTAGCAGGTGACTGACCATGTCGGCGCCGGATAGCTCGACAGGGACAGTGACCACGACCACGAGTCGCCGACTACCAACTGGCCCGGGATCGGCTGGTCCACTTTCAGTCTCCTGCTACCACCTCTTGATCCACCCACCGCGACGCGGTGGTGGGCCGGATTTGCGCTTCATCGGTTGGCGCTCTGAAGGTTCCTGCTCAGGCGCTCCGTCAGAAGCCGCGCGAACCGCGCGCTGCACCTCTGGTAACAGCTCACGCGCCCAATCAGGCGGCCTGCTCCAGTCGATCTTGTCAGCCTTCAGAATCTTGACCGCCGCGCGGTTGTACACGTGCAGATCGAAAGCTTCGTTGCGAGCTTTGGTGGGATTCTTCCAACCCTTGTCCGTGCGCTGCTCGGCGGTCAGCTCCTCGAAGAACTGATCGTCAATCCAGTCGGGGATATGTACGAACCCTGGGCCCTGCTCAACTCGTGCAAGGTCACCGACGACGGCATCCTTGATGACATTCGTATTCAGCATCCACACTGGAACGTCACCGCGGCCACCTGACCTTGTGTCCTTCCGGTCCGTGGCGTCTGGCCATGACAGCGTTGCTGTCGCCGCATCCATTCTGCCGGTGCCCTTCACCAGGCGGAATCGGTTGTGCTTGCGCCGGCGGCGCAGCCATCTGAAGAACGAGTAAGCCTTGGCCGTGACGCCAGCCTTACCACCGGAATCACACAGGACCAGGCGCGGTCGCATCGTCGCTTCATGGCCAACTACCGGATACTCGCGATCGAGCACCATCTCGACCAACAGGTCCCAATCTTCCAGGTAGGCCGCAGGCTCCAGCGCCGCGAAGCGGGCCCCCTCTGGCCGCTTGCTCGAGGATATCGAGAATCGATCAACGATCCACGCTTCGAGTCCAACACCCCACCCCATTACGTGCACCACAAATTTCGAGGTCTGCACGTCGACCGCAGCAGTGAGGAAGCGCACGCCCTGCGGGACTTGTCCACGTGGCCAGTCGTCGAGACGCTTCTTCAGGTCCTCGGCCGAGCGGCGATTCGATACTGCGCGCGGCAGATATGCCGCGCCTTGGTCGGTGTTGACCGTGAACTTGAGCGCCGATTCCTCGCCATTCCGCAGGTAACCCGAAAGGGCTTGCAGATACTTGAGGATCAGTGATTCCCAGCTCTGAAATGTCGCCGCCACACCGCCGCACCAGTAGCTCGCGATCTGCGTTCCGCGACGCGGTCCCTCGGCGCGACCATCGATAATCTTCTGACCATCATGCAGCCAGAGTCCCGATGCGGACATCTTCGGGCGCTGCGCTTGCTCGTGCCGCGCGCCGCAGTGAGGGCACACCACTTTGGCGAACTTTTCAGCCAGCGCCAGAGGATCCGCTCGCTGAACCATCTCCTCGAGCTCGGCCTGCGGCGGAATTGCGAAGCACTGCAGGCCTGGGGCAGCCTGGAAGAACTTGCCACAGTCCTGACAAGGCCAATACCACCGAGCGCGCGTGCCGCGGTTGTACAACTCCACGATGCCGCGCGACGGCGGTCCCTCGTGAGGTGTCGACGGCTTCCAGCGCGGATCGAGATACTCCGCATCCGGCGATGATTCCGCGAAGCACTTGCCGCGGCTCATGTACGTTTCGATGCGCTTCGCGGCCAAGTCCCACAGCGGGCCCTCGCCATCGACGTTATCCCGATTCTCTGGCCGGTCGTAGTCGGTCAGGAAGACATATCGGATCGTCTTCGAACTCAGCTGCGCGATGCTCGGCCAGCCGACCTTCAATCGCATGCCAGAGCGAAAGAATTTGTCGTATGTATTGTCGTCGCGCGCGCGAGGTGACAACGCCTCGCGCAGTGCCGGCGAATGCCGAATCGCGCGGTCCAGATCCGTGAGGCTGAAGTCGCGAGCGGTGTCCTGGCTCATCTGCGTGACGAGCACGTCGCCAGGCGCGCACGTCACCGCATATGTGATGCCGCCCAGGATCAGCGACATCGTCTTTCCCGTTCGCGCCGGGCCGACGAAGATGACGCCCTGATACTCGCGCGCGGCGAGCATATCCAGTGGCTCGATCATCATCGGCGACAGCGCCGGATCCCAGCGTCCCTTCTCTGTTTCCAGAAAGGCCGCGGCGGCGGCGCTCGGCTTCATGCGCCGCGCGGGCCTGATCAAGTCGGCCGTGTGCCGCGTCACATCGCGCGCGCGCGCGAAGTTCATGCCACGGCCTCACCGGCCGAGGCCTCGGGCTCCTCGTCCGTCAGCTGCTTATGAAGCGTTTCACGACAATCGTCGATCGAACGCTCAACCCTGCCCAGCGTTTCGCCCGAAATCCCGCAGTCGCGCTCCAGAACGTCCGGCAGCGTGTCCAGCATCAGCGCGACGATGCGCATCAGGCGCGCTTGCTCCTGCTCGACCTCGATGCGAGGAATCAACTCGCGCGCCTCGGTCTCGAGCTTCATCTTGTCGAGCTCGGCCTTGTAGTGCGCCTGGCGCTGGTAAGGCTCCAGTTTGTCCGGGTCTCGGCGGCCCGAGTCGTCGGACTGCAGCAGTCCCTTCAGCAGATCCGGCGTCAGTCGGTAGACCGGGTGTCCGCCTCGCTTTCCGCTTGGCGCCGCAGACATTGCGGCAAGCCGTTTCGTGACCGTGTCCCTGTCCAGCCCGGAGATTTCCGCGAGCTGACGCTGGCTGCAGTGGATTCCTACCTGCAGCTTGACTACCTTGTCACCCATGGTGGAGGGATAAGAGACTCGAAAAACTGTCGAAAACAGCGGTTCGAATTACCCGCTGGGGAAATTTGAGAAAAAGGACCCGTCGACCGGGGTGGGCTGTTGCTTCGACGCCTCACGCGCCGCCTGACCTTCCGAATGCATTGTTCAATTGCCTGCTGTACTCGTCAGCCATGTGTCGGTCATAGACCCTCGTCACGATGTCCAGCAGCGGCAGCCTCACCTTGTACCGTGGGCCTCGCACAAACATGAACACGCCGCGGACCGATGAACCGAACGCAGTCCGCGTCCTCTGATAGATACCCAGCGGCAGGTTGCTGCCCGGCCGCGTTGCGAAATAGATGGCACGCTTGGCGATCAGCTTCCGCCGCGATCGCTTCGCGCGTGACTCTGAGGTTGATCGTGCGTACAGGTCCGGGTGAGCCTGCACATCAGCCAGGATCGCAGTGATGATCCCTCTCGGGACATTCCCATACACATCCAGCGGGAAGCCCTTGGCAGGGACGACGTACTCATCCTGACCCAGCACCCCATACCTGCGCAGCCAGAACTCGAAGCGCTTGATGGTGCGGCTACCGCCCACCGTCTGCGCTGCGAGGTAGTGCGGCCGCGTCTCGGTCCCGCCCTTGAAGCCAACTTCTGCCACCAGCCTCGTCGGCGTGGCAGGGCGGACATACGTCGAGTTCATGGTGAACGGCGTCGGATTTTCGAACACCTTGCGCGTCTGGTTGAGCAGTTCGTACTGCGCCAGCTGCGCGACGCGGGTCAGCGCGATCGCCTGCGAATACCTCGCGTGGCGATCCAGCCTATTCAGGTCATTGAGCGCGGCCTGTATCTG